AGGCTTTCATAAGCTGCAAGCCAATATCAGACAACCGCATACCACGAGCGGTTGACGAGTTTCCTCTATAGGATTGAAAGATCAAATGGCAGACTTGCTGGATGGTTTTGCCATCCAGCAAAGTCTTAAGGGGACTTTCGGTTGCCAATGCTTGCGCAACCAATGTTTCAGCTATCTTCTGATGAATCGTCATTGGAATCCGGGGATAACTCCTTTACTTTTTCACCTTGGTTAAGCTTAAACACTTCGAACTTCTCAGTCTTGAACAGCTTATTCAACTTTTCGGCCAAGTTGAACGCATGGCCGGGATTGCTGAATGATACTTTCTTGTACTTCGGGCCTGGGTAGTTTACCAGACTATTCAACGAACGAAGGTTGATTGGCTTGCCCTCATAGAAAACTGCATAGATCGCTTCCGCTGCGAGGATCTGCTCGCTTTTGAACGTCTTGCCATCTGTGTAATCCAGCAAAACGATTGGCTTTGGGCGGCTCATTCAAACACCTCAACAATTAACACACACTTCATTATTTATTTAAATGAAGCAACTTTTAGTGTACGTACTTATTGCTCCAAAGCAATGAGCCCCGTAGGGCTCACCGGGTGTGTGTTCAGTTCAGGTATTTAGTTCTTCGCGATTCCCTGAACGTACTTGACATTCTGAATCGGTTGAACACTCTTGACTGAGTAATCAACTTTCGGTGCCTTCAAGTTCACGACCTTGTTGAATTGTGTAGCAAAGTTGATTGGGAATGAATAAGTTACGGTAATGTTCATGTTGTTCTTATACTTGACGGTTAAGGGCACTCAAGTTGTTCATCATCTCGAGTCGGTTCTTGAACGGGCCAGCACTCTGGTACTGTTCAACGGTCTTCAGCAATGGGCAGAAGCTTGGTACCCAACGCTTAGAAAACTTGATGCACCAGTAACCAGCCACGTGCTGAGTTGCCTTGCCACGAACATAGACAGGACGGTCACCCGCACATTCAACTGATACGTTGGTATGCTTGATTGGGAATCCCTCAATGTTGTCCGCGATCTCACTATCGAGGCCACTACTTGCCTCAGTGATCTGCTCTTTTACCTTACCACCCAGAAAGGTCTTGATCTCCGCCATGTTGGGGAATTTCTGCATGGATTCAGGGGTCATGAACAGGTAGTGATCATCGCCGCGATGGATGAATGCAACCGGAGAGCCGTTTGTATTCGCAATCCAACTATTGGCGGTGATCTTATGCAGATTGATGTTTGCCATTACGTAATCCTTTTAGCAACGCCTGTACGGCGTCTGGTTTTGTTAAGCTCTTGCTCAAGAAGCGGCTATCACCTCTTGGTACCGCATACAGGAGATTGTTGGTGATGAAATCTGGAACTACGCTAGGCTCTACTTGATCCGGTGGCATTTCAACTTCAGCCATGACGAAATAGCATTCGCCTTTATGCTTGAAGAAGTCAATCTCCCAGATGTAGTCTGAAGTTGGTACCTTGACACGATCTTTGGTCAGGGTACGACCAACCTGCGTCCACAGCTTCTCAAAGTCATCGTCAGTGATTGCGGTCTCGATTTCAATCAACTGGCCCTTAACGGTGTTCTTATAAGTGAAGAAGCATTCACTTACACTAGTTCGCTTGTGCTTTGACCGACGCAGACGATTGTAACCATCCAAATAACCCTGCTGAAATTCATACACTTCAGCTCCAGGTAGATTGGTGAAGGTGTGGTACAGTTCCTTGCTTGAACCATCCAGCACATATTTCAGTTCATTTTCGATAGCCATTAGATCTCCTTAATGTGGCAATTGTACAGCGGCGTAAAGGATGAACGCAATAATCATGAACCCCAAACGGAGCACACTCTTACGCTCTAGATCCTTCACGTCTTTAATGATTTCCTCGACGAGCAGGTAACAAGCGCCGAAGAAACCCATCGCCTCAATGATCATTTTGCGTAAGGTGCGTTCAAGTATATTGCATGATCGGATGCTTCTTTGGTCAAGTTCACCAGACCATTGCGTTCGCAGAAGCGCATGAAGTGAATACCAACGCCAGTCACAGATGGCTTCATTACTCGCTCAACGATAACCTGGTCCATGAGTTCCTTTACATCGTCGGGCTGCATGGTCAGATCGATCAAGTTACGGTTGAATTCGTAACGATCAAGAACACGGACATTTTCACCGTCATTGTCCCAAGTCTGAAGCATGAGGGTGTTCCAGTTGTAACCCTGCTCGTTGCGATCTTCCCAAGCAGTTTTGAGCTTGGTCTCACGTACTTTCGGGTATGCACTGAAGATACCATCTCCCGAATCGCCCCTCATGCATTTCATGAAGAGCGCACGACGCCACCATTCAGGCTCAACGTCAAAGTCATCTTTCTCGAGATCCAGCTCTTCACCAAGCTTCAGCTTACCGTCGCTCTTAACCGTGAATTTGACTGGGTTGCCATCTTCGTTGATAACACTGTCTTGAGAGATCAGAGCACCACGGACGCCGTCAAAGATCTTGACGTTGTCGGCCAGCAGCTGAATAAAGTCAGTGTCACCACTTACGATGATGTGGTCATCTTGTGGATGGTTTTGGATCCAACGCGCGATAAAGTCATCGCCTTCAACGCGATTGCTTTGCAGCACGGTTACGTTGGTCTTTTCGGTAAGGAACTTCACCAGCTCATCCAAAGACTCCTGGTACACTTGGTCGTCTTCGCGTTCACGTTGGGTCTTCTGCAGGGCTAGAACCTTACGGTGAGCCTTATACTTGGGGAAAACGTCATAGCGCCAGCTACGGCCTTCCAAGCAGAATACGATGTGATCGCCCTTGTGTTCACGCCACACCTTACGGATAGAGCGGAAGATCATGTGCAAAGCTAGACCAGCTTTGTCGTAGCTGTTACCTTGAGTAACATGCAGGCAGCGGAAGAATAGGTTGGCTGCATCAACCAGAATGTATTTGCTCATCGTACGGTCCCGCAAAGAGTGCAGCGATGGAATTCCTCGCCCTTATGATAATCCTCATGGTCAAACACCATGTGTTCATGAGGGCAGATTTCCATCATGAACTTTACTTTCTTCTTGGCATTGTTAATGCTTTCTTCCACATTCTTGACGCGATTCTCCAAAGCAGAACGATCCTTGTGCAGACTTGCCAGCTTGTCCTTTAATGCCTGGGCCGCCTCGAATGCTTGATTCTCTTTCAAGAGATCGAGAGCGCGATCCAATGCTACGATGTTCTTGACATTGTCAGCAAGCATGCCTTCAAGTTTGACCTTGTCAGCTTCTGATGAAACTACTCGCTGTTGAGCAGTTAGCCATTGCTCTTTGAACTTGGCTTCATATTTGTTCATAGTGCTCCATTATTGTTGTTGTTGTCACTCAACTGGTCGCTTAACTGTAATCAGTCTTTCCGCCTTCTCTTGGTACTCGATTGATTACACGACCGCTGTTGAATGGGATTGGTTGGTCGTCCATGCTTTCCGCAACGACACCGCGACACAGATCTTCAAACCAACGTTGAACAATCTGGTCTTCGGAGAAGCCCGTATAACCATGGGAAACCAGCATCTCAATCCATTTGGCATTCCAGTCAAATTCGAACAGGAAACCATTCAGGGATTGGGATGGATCGTAGTCACTACTGATGACTGCGATGTAGGGTTCACCCTTAATGTCAGCCAACTTCTTGTTGAAGTCGTTCTCTGACATATCAGAGTGCTCGTACTCGATTTCAAGTAGCTTTGCTTCAAGGGCAATGCCGGTCAATTCGGCTTCAGCTTCCTTGATCGCGTGCTCTTGTGCAGTCAACTTGCCATACTTGAGATCAATACGACGTTTGTGTTTTGCCAGAGCCTTTTCATCATCGTCATACTTCAGCTCAGCTATCTTGATGTCTTTCTCGTAGCCGGTCAGCTCGTATTCCGCTCTTGCAATTTCACGTGTTTTGCCCTTGAGACCCCAAGAGCCAGGGAGTAAACCAAATGGTAATTTCATAGTGCCCTCACCTTTGAACAGCTATGATACTTGATTGGCAGGTAGTCGCAATATTTGGTTTATTGATAGGTCAGTCTGAAGTGAACGGCATCTTGGTCATTATCGAATTCTATCCAATATTGAACCCATTCTTCACATAGCGTAGTTGGATTCATTCTACTGCTCCGATGTATGATGAACCCCATTTCTTCAGCGTGGTTATACGTGCGCCACCCTTCTATCGATTGTTGGAAGTCCCAGGCGCGATCGATGATAACGACTTTAATTGTCATGGGCGTGAGTTAGTTTGAACAGCACGGCTTCTTGCTCATCATGAAACACGGCGCAAATTTTATCAGTCTCGCTGTGCTTGAAGAACAGGGCATCAGGTGGCAGCATGGATTTGCCGTACGGGGTTAGTGACACCTTGAACTTGCCCTTCTGGCGCAGGTACTTAAATTCGTAGAAGTTGCGCGGAAGTTCAACCACGTATTTGTCTGTCATAGGTAAGTGAGTTTGAATTGAATCATGTCGTCTTCATTGTCGAACACGATGTGAGCTTCCAACAAATATTTGCCTTCACCATTTATGCGGCCCAAGCGACTATCAACTTTAAGCCCCAACTGCTCGCAAGTATCGAACAAGTCACGGACGCGATCAGGGTCAAACTTGGGAGATCCCCAGCCATAAATTTGTAGTCGATAGGTCATAGGTGAGTCAACTTGAATGTGATTGCTTCTTCCAGAGAAGGAATGACGGCTGTTGTGTAGAAACCATTGCCATCCCAACTCCAGAGCATCCATCCGTTCTTGTGCTGATCCTTCACGAATCGTTCAGCCACAGTCATTTTGTGGCCCCAAGCTGGATCCTCTCCTGCCCGACCATGATCATACACGTCAACCAGGTAATACAGATGGCCATTATGTTCTTGCGTTTTCACATGAATCTCAACTTGAATTCAATCGCGTCGGCGTCAAGCTCAAACGCAAATGACGGATGACCTGTTTGATCAACTGACACTCGATCTGAACCAAACTCTTTCATGATTGCTTTTGCTTCAGGATGTAGTTCAAGAACAAAGATTTGGGCCACACGAATATGGCGCCAACTGTACCAATCCTTTGGAATTGCGATATGCGTCATAGATGGGCCAACTTGAACTGAATCATTTCTTCCTCGGTATCGAATTCAACCCATGCCTTGGCTACATATCGACTTGCAAAGGTGGTGAGCTTGAATTGAACCATATATGGCACATTCATGGCTTTGACTTTTTGCAAATACCCCATAGAACCGAAGACCTTCATACCATCGCTGGCATCATCTGGTATCTCGAAAAGAATCAATTCGTACGTCATAGATATGTCAACTTAAACAAGACGGCTTCTTCAGCGGTTTCAAATTCGACCCATAGTTGGTGCAACGCAGGACTACCATCTGCTGCTGAAGTCGTACTCTTCTTCACATCGAAACCTTGAGCCATCAATCTGAAGTGGAGCTTCATGGCCTCGTAAGCTTCGCCCTTTGATGTGGTGTAGTAATCGTAAATGACAACTTTGTGCGTCATCGTTTCAGCGCCAAGGTGTACATGAGCAACTCATCATCAGTCTCAAACATGACCCAAGCACGTTGAAGATAGGAATCTTCGTATGGCTCAGGTATTGACATGGCCTTGTTGATGACATAGCCATCATTCTGTAATCGAATGAATACTTCGTGCAGATACTCATGGTACGGAAAATACCGTTCATCCCAATCGTAAAGCACGAACTCGATCATATGTCACCAATCTCGTCAATCTCGGCTTGAGCTGCCAACTT